CGTGTCATTACATGGGTATATCTTTCTGCGTTTTCTAGTGACGACTCATCATCGCCAATAACAAAATCTTGGGCAGGCACGAACATGGAGCACGGCCTGCCAAGGGTCGGGTCGTAGTAAATCTTTCTGAACGCAGCGCCAGCCAAGGGTAAACTAAACAGCATCTTTTCAGTCTCTGACCTGTATTCAGTCATAACCTCAAGAAGCTGGTAGTTCATGTACTCCTGTACACGATGCGCCTGCTCTGTGATTTCTTCGGTAGCCTCTCCCCAAATTTTTGTTTTTACTGGGCCCTTGGCAGGAAAAATTTCCTGAATTGTCTGAGCTTGAAACCGAACAACAGACTCAGACAAGAGTGGATGAAATACCCCACAGGCTCCGGGCCACGGATTTGTCCGGTCTTCCATTTCAAGCCCGAGAAGATCTAAGCCCTCTTCGTAAGTCCGTTCCCAATCAGCACGACTGCTTCTGTCGTCCTGATACATCTGAATAAGCTTTGAGGCGCAATGCCTTAGATCGTTTTCATCAACGTACTCAGCAAGATTAGAGTCGTGACGATCAAGCATTTCGGTGACAAAATCTTGTGGACTAAAGTCTACTGTTACCGTGCCGTCTTCACTTTCAGTAATGACGATATCCGAGTCGACGATTTCGGCTGTATCATCAATTTCGACCTCCAGATCCTCCTCCACTGGAACTGGCAGGCGAAACTCGGAAAGCAACGTTTTGTCAACAGCCATAATTTATTCCTCGGGCTCTAATAATAATCTGCCCTTCTGTGCCTATAAAAATCTTCTTCCTGATGATCGGATGGAACACGAATAAATCCACCCTGTCGAAATCTTAAAAGAGCTTGAGTGCTCGCATCGACAAGATCATCGTGGTCCCCAGCAGGAAAAGCAGCGAACTGTTCAACGACTTCTTCTGCCCATCTCGTCTTGGGGGCCCAGACAAGACCCGACGAAAAAAGATCTGAAATCGCATTGACTCTGGCAATCTTATCTCTGCCCCGGCTTGGCGTGTACTCGGAGACCGGGATGCCCATCCTGCGTAGCTCAAAGATCAGGGGGGTGCCAGAGGCCTTTGCTTCTACAATAAATGCATCAGGCTCGAACTCTTTATACATCTCATATGCACGGGCCTTCAAGTCTGGAAACTCTAGTCTTTCTTGTAATGCATCAAGCAGAATAATATTAGAGTTACCGTCATCATCATAGAATACGCCCCATGTGGTACAGGCGCTATAGTCTGCTGTTTCTTTTGCAAGAAATGCAGTATCCCATGATTGAATAACAAAATCACATCTCGGGGGATTCTTGCCCTCCCATTGATTCCACCACTCGCGCTTTACGATTGCGCCTTCTTCGGAGGTAGGGTCTTGCTGGTACTGAGCACTCCACTTCGACAGGGGAAGCTCGGCCTTTAGTGCCTCTAGCTGATCGATGGGCCAGAATCCGGGCCACAGGGGTGATCCGCTGGGCAGGATGGCAGGAAGCTCAATGACCTCCCATTCATCTGAGCCACCACGTTCAATTGACGACTTGATGATTTGCCCTGTCAGGTCTCGCTTGGCCCAGCGTGTCATCACAATACAGATGGCACCTCCGGGCTGTAATCTCTGACGGGGTCCAGACGTATACCATTCGTAGGTCTTGTCGTAAATAGACGGATCATTCATCGCAGCTTCCTGCTCAGAATGTGGATCGTCAATGATAAGAACGTCTGCACCTTTACCAGTTACTGCACCGCCAACACCAATAGCAAAGTACTCACCCCTCTTGTTGGTGCTCCACCTACCGGCAGCCTTTGAATCAGATGACAGCGAGACATCCTTGAAGACATCCTGATAATCTTCTGAGTTCACAAGGTTGCGGACCTTACGCCCAAAACCCACAGCAAGTTCTGCTGTGTGAGCAGTCTGGATCACTTTCTTTTCCGGGTACTTGCCCAGAAACCATGCAGGAAAAAGATGGGATGCAAACTCTGACTTTGTATGCCGTGGAGGCATATTAATAATCAGACGCTTCAGTGACCCATCAGCAATGCGGTTGAACGCATCTGACATCACCTTGTGATGCTCGCCTTCAATAAATGCTGGCCACACTACTTTTACAAAAGACAAAAAGTCAGACTTGGCAGACTGTCTTGTCTTTGCATTTTTCAGTTGATCTAAAAGATCTAGTATTTCTACTTGTTGATCTTCCGGCAACCCAGAGATCTGCTGAAATACTTTTACTGGATCAATAGTGGACAGGGACACGGTTTGTTACGCGTCTATCTGTTCTGAGGTATTGTTAGCAATCCCTTACGCCAATCTGGGTTAGCAAGCCTGTATTCTCTTTTTGGGGTACGGCTTCCTGCCCCCACATACTGACCAAGCGGATTAAATATTTCTGTTGGGTCGCCACTATAGGCACGCTCAAAAGCTTCCTGCTTGAGCCTTTCTGTTTCTCGAAGCCTTCTTCGTTCAATGGCTTCCATAATTTCTGGTCCCGCAAAAGTCTCTTTTATGGCTTCTCGTCGTTCTTTTCTGCGTAGTGCTTCTTTTGCTTTCTCGCGACGAATCAAATTTCTCCTTCTCCCGCTAATCTCGCCTCTTCGCCCAGTATCAACATTACGCATTAAATATGTAGCTGCATCTTTACCAGACTCTTCTAGTGTTGCCCTGCCAACATTTATTGCAACATCGCTAGGCACAGCGTTAAGTGCATTTGTTACCGCACTTATAAGTTCATCCCTCGTAGCACCCTGAAACTCTGGCATATCTTGCAGTTCATTTACAATGCTATTGAAATCCAAGCTTGTAGGAATGTTCTCGCCATATACTTCCTCTAGTTGCTCACGATATGTACGCAGATCTCTAACGTCTTCAGGATCATACAAACCCTCTACAGGCAACAATTCTTCAGTTGAATCTGCGCGTAATGGATGATGTGCTGGCACCTCATCCATATCAATCATGCCAGCCCTTCTTTGAATAATTTTGCTTGCAGCGAAGTCCATCTCAGTAGGCTCGTTAAGAAAATCAATTCTCCTCAAAGGACGGTCTGCCTTTGCAATAGCCGGACGCCGATCAATTTCTACATCGTACAGTCCTCTCCCCTCAACGGGCGCAATCCCCTCAAGTCCAGCGCCTTGCTCTCTCATGGAGCGTTGCTGTTGTGGGTACAAAGCCTGTAAAAACTTCTGCTCTGGGGTTAGCGATCTGATTCCCCTGCCGGCATCCAGAGATCTCTGTGTTTCTACAACCCTGTCAACCGCACCACCAAGTCGTTCTGCAAATTCTGCATCTGGCATATCTGGAAACTGCCTACGCACAGCGGCTACTGCATCCGCAGCAGTTTCAGAAGTCATAAATGCACGTTGAACAGCAAAGTCAAATGCATTTCCAGATTTTTCGTCAGAAACCCCACGCACAACACTCTGGAGAGCGCTATCCATTTGTTCTCGGGTCAGGGGCTTTGGCAGATCCTCAACCTCAAGCTTTCCGGCAGCAAACTCATCGCCTCTGCCGGTTACGGCTTCTCTGGCTGCCGCATCATCAATCGGTCTATTTCTGAGAGGCTGACCAAAAGATTCAGGCTGAACTTCGGGGACAAGGGAGGCAATACCCTCTTGCTGTGGAGGCCGTCTTGCCACGCTTGCAGCTTTTTCTGCCTCGACCGTAGCCCTCCTCTGAGCAACATCTGCAAGTTCTTCACGGGAAGAACCCGGAGATCTCCGCAACAAATCTTTAAAAATTTCTGCTGCCCGACCCGATAGTGTTCTTGAGCCAACCCTGATCTGAGAACCCGTCGCAAAGGGCAGTGCAAGGCCACCAAGCCCAAAAAGCGTGCGTACTGGATCTCGGGTGGCAAGGCCTGCCCCAGTGTCATAGAGGTCTTGGGTAAGCCCCACCAAGGGGTTGGTGCCCGCAGCGATTGAGGCAGCCACCTCCGCGCCTGTTTCCGGCTCCAGCAGCGCCATGAGGCGTGCCCGTTGACGGTAGGCTTCTGGACTCCGTGGCATTGACGCCGCCATGCGAAGAACGTCTGCCTGACGACCAGCCTGAATCCTACGAAGGATGTCTTCTTCGTTCGTGGCCATGCTTTATGGATCTAAGTGTTTCTGGAAATACAAGAAGATTTGATCAGCCTTTTCTCTATGGTGATCAGCCTCATCATACTTCTCGTTCATCATGCAAGTCTGGGCCTTCATCATAAGACCGCCATAATGCTTAAGCAAATCAGATTTTCTGAATGACGAAAGGTAGTTTGTTAATTGAGCACCTGAAGGCCAAGTCTTCTTTATCGAATATCCCATGCTCTGCTTTATCAATTACTATCCTAGATAGGTCACACCACATAGCACTGCATTTATCCAGCCCATGTTGTGTCAAGTATTCTTCTAGAATGTGATCTGCCGAAGGACCAATGTACCGCACCTTCTGGTGATTGTTTGTACGGTACAGCTTCTTAATCTTGGAACGAGATCCCCGCATGGCTGCCGTGGAGCGTGTGTAAGCTTCAACGGCCCTGTCGATGACTTCTTCCATCTCCGTGATCACGAAAGGCCTTACAGGCTCTTCTACGGCCAAGTGTCCCCCCACTTGGCATGGTAGTCCCGTGCCAACTTCATGTGATCGTGGATCCCGTGATCCTGAAAAAAGGTCTTGATCCCACGATTGTGCTGATCAATATGGCACATGCGACAAAGGGGGACCAAATGCTCACTGGTACCCCCGGCACCCCGAGATCTCATGTGGGCAGGATCGCTGGGCCCATGCTTGCCACAGGCAGCGCAGGGAAGGGTGCGAATCCACGCAGCCTTGGCACCAAACTGCTCCTCGTATTTCTTGCCCAAAAGCAAATCCCGGCCCGGAGTATATACTAGTATATAATATTATATAATAAAATAAAAAAAAATAAGTGTAATTAAGTCCTTTATATAATAGTATAAGTGTATAACACTCTTTATTATACTAGTATATTATCGATTGCCCTGAGACTTTCATTTTTGGTGCAAAAATTTTCACTGAAAATACGCGTAGTGTCTGCCAATACTAATGGGGGTGAAAGGGTTTTGTAGAATGTGCAGAATTGTGTTTATAGAAAAAACAGCAGCCATCCGGCAGAGGGCCTCCCCCTCCCCACTGGGGGTGCCGGTCCCGGCATTGTGGACCCAGCACTGAACTAGACTTGCACAATCAGACGTGCATATCAAAAGCGTGAGTGTCCGATTTGATGAAGGTGAATCACTCACTTGTCCAACGGAGACAACGATGGCAAAGAAGCACACGATGGCACTGGGACGGATGACGGGAAACGCAACCGTCACTGCTCGTCCGAACAAGGACGGCACGGTTCGTCTGACCTACAGCCGCACGGTGCCCGCCGAGGAGGCCAGAGCGTTCTGGGTCAAGCAGCGGGATCTGGAGCTGACCACCCCCCTCGCTGAAGAGGGGGCGTGACATGGAATCTCCAGACACGAGGAGTGCGGTGACGGAGTATTTGGCGGTGCGTGACGCCCTGCGTGCCCGCAAAAAGTACGAGATAGCCTGCGAGAGGCTGTACGACTTCCTGCTCGTAGATTTCCCGGAGCTGGAAGAGATGCTGAAGATCGGCAAGCGCGGCTCAAAAGTACGCCAAGAAGAGCGTAGAGAGCGTGAAGAAGGAGGTGCGGCATAAACTTTCATATCAACTGCGTCAGTGGTTGATTTCTCAGAGTGGAAGTCGTTCCACTCACTCACTGATCCATCCCCAAGGAGGAATCATGGATCTGAAGCACCTCACTCCCGAAATCATCGGGAAAGTGTCGGAGTTCGCTGGCAAGTCTCTCGACTGCATCGTCGCCTCGACGAAGTCGAAAGCTGCCGACGCATCAGCGGCTTTCACCATGCTGAGCCTGATGCGCGACCTCGTGAACACCAAGGCCGAAGAGGCCACCATCCTCAACACGTACAAGTACGGGTTGCAGGAATGTCGCGAGGCAGCAGTCGAGGCTTACGACGAGGGCACGTACGTCCTGTCCAAGCCCACAGGTAAGGCGTCGACGGACAGGAAGACCGCCGGTCAGGCTGGTGCAGCGCGTATGCTCACCTACGCCAAGCATCTGGCTCTCCTGTCGTGGGCAATCACCACCGACTACGCTCTTGCTACGGATTCCGTGGCCGAAGCCAAGTCGGGTCTGTCCACAATGGCCGACAGGTCGAGGCTGCTGCAAGACGCCTTCGACCGTGCCATGCTCGTTCCATCCAAGACCAAGGTGAAGATGGTCTCGCTGGGTGGCATGGAGTGGGATCTCGAATTCGTCGAGGGCCTGAAAGACGAGGAGAAGGCCATGATCGGCTTCACCGACTCGTCGGACACCATCAACCGGGAGCTTGGTGCGACGTACAAGCGCCTTCAGCACCAGATGGCGCTCGCGAAGCTGCGTAATCGTCACAACAGCGGCACCATGAGCCGCTGGCGCAGGGAGCTGGGCCTTCCTGAAATCTCAGGCAACGCCTAGCAGGTCGTAGATCGGGGGGAGTCGCTGGCTTCGGTCAGTGGCTCCCCCCTTTCTTGTGCTCGCGATGAGTCCCCGCCACGTTCGACCACGCAGAAACACTGCGTCGGGGCCCCTGTAAGCTTCGCCACAGTCGCGGCGGCCACCCCACCCCACCCCGCCCCGGCCCGCGTCACGCAAAGCACCGTCAACAATCGGGCAAAAATTTTTTGCCGTCTGTTTTGGTGGGTGTGTGAGGCGTTACGCAAAGCACCGTCAGAAGCCGGAGACGCCCGCCTAAGACGTTTCGTGGCCCGAGCCCTTATATCCCCCCATAAACGGGTCTGAAGTGCGTTAGAGAGCCTTCTGTGCGCTCCCTACCACATTTCTTTGGGCTATCAGTGCTCTGCCCCGAACATCTCCTCCAACCTCTGCTTCAGCTCACGCTCCACATCTTCCGGCTTCCTGTGTTCGACTGTCAGCCGTGTACTCTCCTCGAATATTCCTTCTGACTTACCTAGCAATTCGAGAGCACGTACCCGTGTGCTTGGTGGGTTGGATTCATCCATTGCTTCATCTGCCAGACGTTCAAGAATCCATTTGCCCGTGAGCTTTTTGTGGGCCTTCTTGGTTTCCTTGTTGTCTGCTTTCAGCTCCTCGACTGCACGTTGCACACGCTCGTCCTTCATCATGCGTGATGCTTCGACTGCGAGGGCGGGCTTGCTGTAGTTCTCCGCGCCGTATGCCTTCCGGTATGACTCTGAATACGTGAGTCCCTTGGCAACGAATCCGGCGAACGCCATCTGTTTCGGCGTTAGGGGTCTGTCCTTTTCCATACCACACGCTACACCTGTTTACGCCCCTTAGCAAGATGGCAAAAATTTTTTGCTGTTGTGTTTGTTTGCAGGCAAATACTAACGATAGCAAATACTAAAGACTTGACAAACTTATCACATTATACTAGATTTATATTGTGAGAAATCAGTTACGTCTCTCGCGCCGCCAGGGCGGCTATGTGTGTGGGGAGACGTGTGCCCATAAGTCACGGGCAAAAATTTTTTGCTTCTCTAGCCAAGGCCTAGACCATGACAGCCGAGCAATACTTTCAGCAACGCGAGAGTATACGGCGCAGCGTTAGCGCAGTCGTGCCCGAGTCTCTGCGGCGTGTCGATCCCATCGCATACCGCAAGGCTCTAGCTGCCGACTCCGTAGCTGCTGCCGAGCGCATCGTTCGACGGTACGCTGACCAACTCTCCATCCCTGTCGTTCAGAGCTTCCGGTCTCGCAAGCGTGACCAGATGAAGTTTCTTCGCACGACAAGCCAGTTCTCTCAGGACAACAGCGACCCACGCACGTTCGAGCATCGTGAGCCGGTGCCCACGGGCGCAGTCGAGTCCTTCAGTCCTGACGCGCACAAGCCGAAGCGCAAGACGCGCCGCCGTCCTGCCCATACCATCGCTGTCCCGACGACCGAGTACATCGGTCTCCCATTCAATGCCCGTCCGACTTCGGAGCTTGAGGGCTGACAACAGGCAAAAATTATTTGCCAAAGGAGGAAACATGGTAGACGTAGCACTCGCCTTCGCCAAAGGCGAACACGTTCACGATGTCTACAACCCGTTCGTAATTCAGATCGGGTCAACGACAGAGATCAGGCTCACGTACTCGCAGGCCATGAATCTTTTTCATCGTCTGGGAAAATGCATCCATGCGTACGAGACAACGGAGGACCCGGACCAGTACGGCACGTTCTCATGGTCTGCCTCTGCCTCGATGCGCGAAGCCCAGCTCCTTGCGTACAAGCCGAGGGCGATCATCCGGTCAGGCTATGACCACCACCACCCAGAGGCGGGCAAATAAAATTTGCCAAAGGATGCTGTGATGAGAAAGGATTGCCAACGTACGTTAGATGCGTGGATCAAAGACGAGCCCTTCGGCAAGCGAGGGGATTCGATCTGGACAGATGGAGACGGGATCTACTCGTACAGCACATGGATTGTGTGCGAGTGCTACGGGCGTCTCCCGACGTATTCGTTCAACGCGACGAAGTACAGCCAGACGACCACAACCCACCAGAACGCGATCCGCGCATACATGGAGAGCCACGGGTTCAACTTGCGGGTGTACTACCACGTACCAATGGGCACCTCCTACAAGGTGCCAGAGCTAGGGGGGTATTGAAGATGAGCACCAAGCTGAGAGATGATTTCGTGTCGATGTTCAGGGTACACTTTGCCAAGCATCCAGAGACCCATGTCCCAATTCCCCCTTCGGGGTGTGAGTTGCGTCGGATCAATGCTGACGGGTCGATCACATATGTGTCCGAAGAGGTCAGGACAGCTCGTGTCGGTGGCCGTGCGTGCAACGTCTGGCGTGACTACTACGACCAGTACGGATACAGGCACACGATACCCGAACCTGACGGGGACGTATGAAGTGCGCGGTCGCAGGATGCGAGGAGGCTGTTCACCCCGTTCGGGTGGAGTGTGGGATCTACACTTGCATTACGCATGGCAACCATGCAAAGACGCAAGGTGTCATGCTCCCGACGAACGGTAAGTGTGGGATGACTCTGCAATTAATTCCCGGAGAAGCCAGACACTTGCAGGGTCTTATGAAGAAACAGGCACAGCGCAATCGCTGGGCTGGTTAAACCAACAGCAGGCAAAAATTATTTGCCAACAAGGAGGAGTGAGATGGATCCGGATTACGCAGTCAAGTACAAGAACCCACTTTACGAAACGGAAAAGGATAAGCTTGAGCATTTCGCTATTAGGGTGAGTGCTTACAATGCCTCCGAGCAGTCGAGCGTTACCGTAGAGAAGGAGTTTCCAACACGCAGAGGCATGGCTTCGGCTCAGGAAGAGGCCCGTGTGCTGGCATCGACCCTGAAGAAGTACATGGGGATGAGTGCCGAAGAGATCTTCATTTGTAAAATCTCAACAGGGGAGGAAGCATGAGCGATGTAAACTGGAAGAGCCGGGCGAAGATCAGCTATATCAGGGACTACCCGAACGAGGTAGACATGATAGAGGTTCGCATTGAAACCGAGCTTGATCGACTAGAAAGAGATATAGAAATGCTGCAAGCATCCCACGGAAAATATCGTGAGATGATCCAGCAAGACGTGGCTCGCACAAGGATGGTGATTATGCAACATGTGGAGAGCGTCAAACGTCTTTGCTTGGAAGGGGAACAGCCCCAACTGGACCCACACCAGACAGACATGTGGCCCAGCACGATTCTCTAAGAGATGCAAGCAGATGAACGCTCCAGCTTTAATAAAAAATATTTCTGTCATTTTTTTTATTTCCGCCTGCCAGCAGCCCGAGGTCGAGCCACACATACCCGAACCCATCGTTGCAGCCCCAAGTGTCTTAGAACGCAACGTGGGGCCTCTGGTGGGCCATCTGGAAGAGGTTCGGTGGCCATGCCACGGATCTGGCTGTCTGGATTCAAGCGACATCGCCCGACTCGCAGAGCACATCTACGAACGATCCGATGTGCTTGGGCTAGAGGTGGCCATGATGGTTGGGATACTCATGGTGGAGAACCCTTGGCTCGACTCGCTCGCAGTCTCTAGCGCGGGTGCTGTCGGCCTTTATCAGGTCATGCCAATGCACCGGGGCGCATGGCTAGAGTGTGATGACGCAATAGAGACCGTGTCAGGTTCGGTCTGTCACGGTTCAGTGATCATTCACGACTTTCTACAAAGGAGAGATAGCAGACACATGGCCTTGCTCGCATACAACGGATGCAGTGGTGGGCCGTGCGAAGTGTACCCAGAAAAAGTTTCTGGATATTCAAATCAATTTCTCAATGAGGAGGAACCATGAGAGACTACCCACCTGAGTACGATCTGCTGACAGAGGCAGATGTAGAGGATGACCGCATGTGTGAGTGCGGTAGAAGTGAGAAGTACGAACAGCACGACTACTACGGCATCTATGCCGGTAGGATGTGCGATCAATGCTTCAAGGAGAAGTACAAGCAGGGTCCATATTTTGATGCCGCATATGCAGGTGAATCGCTGGAGCCAGAGGGATGGTAAAAGCAAATTGTATCGATGGCAAATGGTACAATTTGACATTGTAATAGATATGTATTATTATTATTGTCTGGGAGAATAGTATCCCAGAACCACACGGCAAAGATTTTTTGCCAACAACCATCGTCTTGTTCAAAGGAGGCAGACAATGGACTACGAAGTAACCGCGAGCATGATGGCACCCTTGGTCTACGACGGGTGCGACCCGCTAAACCCGACCGTATTCACGGGCCCTCCGGGGGTGGGGAAGAGCGAGATCGCCTACGCACAGTGCGAAGAGTACGCACGACAGCAGGGGCTCGTCCCGGTGGACACGCGGGAGCGGTACCCCGGCCCCGGTGAGTTCGGCATCACCCCAGTCAACTTCAGTGGCATGGCACCGGAAGATCTCCAGTGGCCCGTGTTTCAGGACGGCGTGTACTCGCACCGGATCTCGAACCAGTTACCCTTCGCCAGTGAGGATTGGGCAAAAAACGGTGCGACACCGGAAACTTATCGTGGTGTCGTCATCGTGGACGAGCTTGGCAAGAACCCCGACCTGATGAAGTTCCCCGCGCAGTGGGTGAACGAGAGGCAGTGGGGCAACGGCCAGTTAGTTCCTGCTGGGTTGGGATTTATTTTCACAACCAACGACTCGACGCACGGTGCCGGTGCGTTCGACATGACATCCGATCTGGTGAATCGGCTCAGGGTGTTTCGGGTGGGTAGATCCGTATCGGACTTCCTGAACTACCACAGTACGGGGGGCGGCGAGCGTCTGCATCCCCTTGTGGTCAGTTGCTGCAAGTTCTTGGGAGAAGACTTCCTGTTCACTCAGGAAAAAACTGCTCCGGGGCAGCCCTTCTCATCGCCTCGCTCTCAGGTCAAGGCGAGCAGGATTCTGGACGATGATAACTTCGATCCGCATGGGATACACAAGTACAAGCTCCACGCCACAGTGGGTACGAAAGCGGCGACCGAACTACTCGCTGCGTACTCAGCCCATCAGAACGCCGGAGACATCTGGTCTTGGATCGACAGCCCCGACACATACAAGGATGAGATCAAGACCTTGAGTGCAGACACCACCAACAATGGCAAGCTACAAATGGCTTCGATTGTTTCGATGGTGTCAAAGCGGGTGCAGAAGAACCCATCGGATTTCGGCAATGCAATGCAATTCTTCAACATCATGGGCAATGAGGAGACCACGGTGACATTCGTGTCCATCTGCGTTGATCTCGTACCGGAGGTCAGGACACAGGCAGCGTTCGTTCGCCACTACGCAGACAATCAAAACTTTTATTTCTAGCAAAAACTTTTTGCCAAAGGAGCAAAGCCATGTCACGGCTGCACGAAAACGCATTGATCGCATCATTCCATGTCGGTCAGTTCGGCATCTTCAAGACCAACACTGAGATTGCAAGGCAGGGTTCGTCTGCTCTTGGTGTGGACTCGCAGTACACACGGGCTCAGATCCGGCTGTACGACGAGTCGATTAACCGAGCGATCAGGAAGGTGGAAGCTGCTGCCCGATCCTATCTCCACAAGAAAACGTCACCATGGAGCGACCCACCTCATGCCGAGCGACTGTTGCTTGTCGATGATGTGTATGAGGTCGAGCAGAAGATGGCAGATTTCCGCATGGAGCGAGAGGACGTTGCAGATAAACTCTTGTTCAAGCGGTGGGATATCCTGCGAGAAGAGGCACGCATTGCACTAAACGATCAGTTCAGGGAAGAGTTCTTTCCAGATGTATCGGTGGTGCGTCAAAGATTTAAGTGGGAGTTGAAGATCACGCCGATCTATGACATCCGTAACATCAGAAACAACGTGCATATCAAGGCGCACGAAGAGCTTCAGGAGAGAGCTATTCAGAACAAGGAAGCTCTTCACAGAGCAAAGACAGCCAACCTTGTAGCCGATCTCATGGACGGCGTTACGTCCCTGACTAACGGCGTCATCAGCGGCATCGACTCGTACCAGTACAACGAAAAGGACGGCAAGAAGGACAACTCGCTCCCCAAAAGGCCGAGCTGGGACAATCTCATTGCGGGTGCCGAGCGCATTGAGAAGTGGGCACCTTCATTCGACAACGAGAACATGACCAAGACTGCAACACAGGTCAGAGATCTTGTCGATCACATTCGTGCAATCGCTGACGGGGATTTGTCCAAGGCTCGCAAGGTTCTTTCGGGCGAGGACGACTCCATGCGTCAGGATGTAAGAAAAAGACTGAGTGAGATTAATCGTACAGCATCGCAGGTGACGGGTGCCTTTGACGAGTTCATGTCCTAATGGAGACAGCTATGGATACCGAAGCGAAAGAAGAAATCCAGAGAGTGAAGAAGCAGCGGTCCAAGCTGTTCATGTTTGCTCCGGGTACGTACATGATGGGTGGCGATATGCCAATCGAGGCAAGCACAGACATCGACACTTACGCTACTGACGGAGAAAAGATATTTGTCAATGTAGCTTTTTCTAAAACCATGACGGACAAAGAGGTGCGTGGTGTATTGATCCATGAGATCAAGCACAAGGCTCATGCCCACCATCTTCGCAGGCCTGATTGGTGCCCGCACTTGCTCTGGAATATTGCGTGTGACTACAGCATTAACGGCGACATCAAGCAGTCACAGAATTATGGCAAAGATTTTTTGCTGCCCGACGACGGGTTGGTTCATAAGCAACACTCATTTAGTGGGTGGTCTTGTGAGCGTATCGCCAGACATCTGAAGGACAACGACCCTGCGTTTGCTGACGAGGATGATCAGGGCAAGCCCCAGAGCGGTGACGGTGACCCCGGTGGCGACGACGGCGAAGAGAAAGACAGCAGCCAGAATCCCAACAGCAAGTCATCGTCAGGTGGCGGGGAGCAGAGCAGTCAAGACCAGAACAAAATGCCGAAGCCGTTCGGTGAGGTTCTGGATGCCCCGGTCAAAAGCGACGGTGACGCTGAGAAAATACGGGAAGCGTACCAGAAGATCCAAGAGGATCTTGCCGAGGCAGAGATCGTTGAGAAAGCGATGGGGCGTGGGGCAGGAACAAGCTTGACCGGCATGGCACTCAAGGATCTTACCAAGCCCTGTCCAACCAGAGTTATCCGCCCATTCCTACAAAAATCTTTTGAGCGCAAGCGCAGTTGGCGGCGTCCGAACAAAAGGTTCTCACGCAACGGGAATTATTTTCCCGGCAAGTCACGGGTTAATGGCGAACTGGTCTGCTGCATTGATTCGTCCGGGTCCGTTGGGTGGAGTGAGTTTCAGAAGTTTCAGTCAGTCATCGTCAACTCTGCACTCGACTTGGGCGTAACCAAGGTGAAGGTTGCCTTCGTGGACAGCGACATCCACATGAACCCAGACACAGGAAAGCCTTGGTTTGAGTTTCAGCTTTCCCGCTCGTCTAGCAAGTCATTCAAGATGGATATCTATGGCGGCGGCGGTACGACCTTCGATCCTATCTTTGACTACATCGAAGAAAACAATGAGCAAGTCAGAGCTTTGATCTACATGACTGACGGTTTTGGTAACTGCAACATCTCGCCGCCCCCGTACCCTGTTCTGTGGCTGACGACTCATCAGGCTCCGTGGTTCAAGAATGGTGAGTTCGGTCAGGTCGAGGTGCTATCGTGATGCTATCCGATGAAGAGACCAAGCTTGTAGTCACGCTCCTGCGCCGGTTCGTGAAAGAAAAGCACAACAAACTGCGAAGGCTCAGGCCGCTAGATGGTCAGCCCCCCGACGTAGTGAAGCATATAAAAAAGAAGCACACCATCAGTATTAATTTCGCTCACAAAATCATCAAAAAACTGGAGGGAGTATGAAGCTGCCGATGTTGTTCCGAGCACTGTCTTCACTGGAAGACTTGCAACATCACGGAGATCTCATCCTTGAGAACGGCATGGCTTCCGTGAACTGGAAGCAGTTCGAGGAAGACCTACACGAAGCATCTACCGTCATCAACGAAATAGATGAGCACGTAATGTTTTTCGTCGATGAGATGAATAATCTCAGGCACGCGCTCTCCATGCTGGTAGCACATCAGGATGTCTGGCCCCTGATTTACAGGGACACTAGAGATGCCCTATCATCAGCGCACCGAACTCTTCACAATAGTCCATTGCTCAATGCACAGGAGGAACAATGAGAACGAGAGAAGCAGCCGAAAAGAAAGCAGACGCCATTCAACGAGCGGAAGAGATGGGCCACACGACCATGCTCCTGAATAAATCAGGCGCAATTGAATTATGGGTCTGCAAGGTGTGCGGCGGGGCGATGGATATCTGGGACAACCCCGCTCAGGTTAACGGCGCACTACCCCATGAGGTGTGCCCCGGAGAGCAGTAACAAAAACCCCTCCCCCGGTCACGGTCGGGGGAGGGGTTTCCGTAATCACCACAGCAACGCAAAGGAGGAAGCGTGTTGGGCTTGATTAAAAATAGTGACTCAGGGCTTTTTGTCAATCAAAGTCCCAATCAAAGTCATCATCTTCAATCGACCAATCGTTCCACCGGCCAGTTGGCTTGTCGAAGTTCAGCTTGCATGAGCCGTTCCGGCCAAGCCAAGACCACCGGACCTTCCAGATGTGCGCTTCGGGCGGCTCCTCGTCTTGTGGGTGCCGCCAAGCGGTAAGGCCGATGTCAGCCTTGGCGAACCATGCCGCTGACCCTGCGATGTCGTGGCCCGTGACGACCGTCTTCCTGTCAGATCTCCTGTCGGGCGAGACCTTTGTTGGGTGTGCAACAAAGAACACATGAGCATCGTGTTCCTTCGCCCATAGCTGAACCTTTGTCAGAATCTGAGAGATAGCATCAGTCTCTCTCATGTTCTGAGATATGGTCAAGTAATTGTATGGATCAATCACAAGAACACGGCAACCCATACGCATCACTGCCGTGCTCGCGATGTTCAGGATTGATTCGATGTCAGACGGACCGTCTCTCCTGTAGTCCATGAACAAGAAATGATCATCAATGAATTGAGCAGCGTAGTCACGTTCTGCCGGTGTCATCTTTTCCTGATGGCCATCAAAGAACGGCTTGCCCACGATCTTCTGGGCAAGTTGTGCCATGTGTAGCTCTGGTGGTTTCTCGAAAGAACAATACACGGTTTTCCAATCGTACCGCAGCGCGAAGTTCAGGCACATCTGATCGACCAGATCAGACTTGCCGCAGCTTGGGAAGCCCGTAACGACCGTAAGCATCCCGGTTGGTATCTGGATCAGCTTGTCGAGACTCTCAATGCCAGTGCTCGCGCCCTTGGCTTGACCGTTCTCGTATAGGTCCACGAACTGTCCGTGGAAGGCATCTGCATTGTGCAGTCCTACCTCTGGCAGTGGTTGTGCCTTGAAGTAGGCAGACAGCAAATATTTTTTGCCTTCTTTTTTTATTGCTTCTCCCGCATCCTTGTGACCATTGAGATTAATAGACCATGCCTTTGATCTACCAATCCTACGCACTAACTCTTCTGCCAGTGCGCTCCCCGGCTCGTCATTGTCTGTATTCAGTATGACGCGGTCTGCCGAATCCAGTACGGACTTTGCTGCCCACACATACTGGAACTTGTTGTCGTCTGCCGGATCAATCTTGCCGTCCTTCACCTTGGGTGGGGCACCGTTGGGGATAGACACCACAGTCACATCGTCTGGCAGATCTGCTGACATCCACGCCAGTGCATCAACCTCGCCTTCACAAATCAAGATTGAATTACCGGGGACGTAGCTCTCAATGTTGAAAAACTCTGCGCACTTACCCTGCTGACTAAACTTCTTCCCTTCAATTGATCTCCACTTAACTGATACGACCTCACCATCTTTCTTGTACGGAAACCCAACCGCATCAACCCTCTCTCCTGCAAAACTGTATGTGCCGAGGATTGTGCGATCTTTTACAACTTGCTCATCAAGACCACGGTCGATCATGTACTGCAATGCCGCATTATTCTCCTGTTGTGTGTTAACAATTACAGGTTCAACAGGTATTGTTGGCATTGGTGGTAGCGGTTTGGTGCCGGATGTCCTGTGCATTATGCCACCACTGGCACCGCAGTGATGGCAGTTGTACCTGAAGCCAAGATTGTCTACGGACACGGACAGCGGCTTGTCGTTCTTGTTGCTTCTCCTGTCTGCCTGACACTCAGGGCACCTGATCTTGTGCTGCCCCGGTCTCAGGGTTGAGCAAGCATCACTTATCGCCTGACTCACCACCTTGGTCTCCTGCATCGCACTCCTCCTTTAAAAATGCGTGTAGGGTTTCAATGATGTCGTTGCTTCTGTCCAGTGGACCGCAGCAAACGACCGCTCTGGGGTTTTCTTTATCCAATCCCCATATAATATGCTTTCCTTTTACTTGCCTATCGTTTTTGTAAATGCTGTCTTGTAATAGATCCAGTATCAAACTTTCATCTAAGTCTGGTCTTCTTGTTTGATAGTAAATCTTCATTGCAATAAAGACATCATCTTGGAAAAGATGATGTCTTGTGGGAAGAGTTTCTTTTACTTGTTTAGAATACTTAAGTGCTTTTGAACTCTTAATAACACGGATTTTACCCTTGATACTAACAACCTTACGCGAGTTAGCCTTGCTGTATGGCTGGCCAAGAATAGTAAACAAACTCAATGCTTCGTCAATGGGCTTGCGTTCGTTTTTCTTTGGCATTATCCTTGGCTCCCTTATGGCGACAGGACCGCCGAACTTAGCCACAAATCCCACTAGCCACAACAACCGAAGGAGGATGGATGGACAGTGGACCCTCGTTCCGGGTCATACGAGACGCCGGGACGCCACCATCGTCAGGGGGTCGCCCGAAAAGATGGGCGTGGATCCCGCTAGACGACTTAGCATTGCAAGATGCTATAGAAGTAAGACTTGACGATACAGAAATGCAAGACAGTTATTCATCGATTACGTCTTGGGTTTATCGTCAAAGCAGGATGTTGGGCAAAAAGTTTTCTCTTCGTAAAACAGACACTGGCTACAAAATCTGGAGGACGCAGTAATGTATGAGATTATGAGTGACGTACCGATGCCCGTTAACAAGACGGCACCAGAAGTGTACCCGTTCGATCAGCTTGCTCCGGGGCAGTGCTTCATGGTTCCCTGCTCGAAGGAGACTGATGAGGGGCGTAAGGCAGAGCGTTCTATCCGTGCGAAGTCTTCACGGCTGAATCGCATTGAGCCCAACGTGTCGAACGGTGTCCGTTTCTCCGTTCGTCGTGTCGATGTGAACACCATCGGTTGTTGGCGGGTGTCGTAACCATGCCAATCACGAATCAATTCGGTGCTCCTGAGCAGTTTGTCAGGGCGTTGCAGAATGACAGTTACTCTAAGGGTGACGCAGACTTCAGTGCTACCGGATTGCTTCGTCCACCGCAGATGGCCCGACTAGAAAGAGAACACGAAGATAAACTTTCGACAGATGTGTCGGATATGATCTTCGCTCTTCTAGGGACTGGCGTACACTCCTTGCTAGAGGGGTGTGCGCCAGAGGGCTCTCTGGTAGAAAAGCGTTGGTTCGCTGACATGAACGGCTACACCGTTTCAGGTGCAATCGACCTGTACAAAGACGGTCATGTCATGGACTACAAGGTCACGGGTACTTACAGCACACAGGTTGTTAAACCTGAGTGGGAGCAGCAATTAAACATCTACGCTTGGCTGCTCAGGCAGAACGATATGCCAATCAAGTCTCTGACTATTTGTGCGATCTGCCGGGATTGGTCACAGACACAGGTCAAGAGGAGAAAGAACTATCCTCAGTCGCCTATCGTGACTATCGACATACCGATCTGGCTTCCAGAAGCGGCAGAGCAGTTTGTACAGGAGCGCATTGACTACCACACATCTGACCATGTGCCTGATTGCACAGACGAGGAGCGATGGGCGAGGACAAACGGACAGTACATCAGATGCGAAAACTATTGTTCGGTAGCGGACTTTTGTCCACAACACAACAAGGAGGAAGCATGAGCAATGCACAAAAGCTGACAGTACAGAAGTTCAAGCGGTTAATCACCAAGCCACCGGCAACTCCAGTACTGTTGACTATTACGCCAGAAGTGGCATATGAGGCTCTTACTTACAACGAAAAGACTCTGCAACGGCCTGTATCTTTCCCGACAGTAAAGAACTATGCAGAGCAGATGTCGAACATGATGTGGAGAACTGCCGCCACACCCATTGCTTTTGATACAAGTGGTGGTGTACAGAACGGGCAGCACAGACTCCATGCGATTGTTGAATCTGGACGAAGCATCGATATGTGGTGTTTCTTCGGCATGGACTCGTCATTGTTTCACGTCTATGATGCTGGTAAAAAACGTACAGCGGGAGATATTTTTTCCATCAACGGCGTTTCGAGTCCGAATCAGGTGTCGTCTATAACCAAGTCGATTTACAGATTTCTGCACTGGACGAACCAAGATCATTGGTCGATGGATAAAAAGATCCGCAAGCTACAAATGAAGCTCCCTGCGGATGCGTACAGCTACTACGGCATACTTGGTGGAGAACAGGCCCTGCGGCCAAGTTTGGCGCTCTACTACAAGGCAAGTTCTGAAAGCATCAGCAATCCCGGCCCCATCGGAGCACTGCACTTCCTTTGCTCTGAGATCGATTACGACATGGCCAAGGAATTCTTTGATCGTCTTTGTACCGGGGCAAATCTTGGCCCCCGGTCACCCGTCAAGAAGCTGAGAGACCACTACCTCAGAGGCCATGGGTCAATCATGCCAATGACTACATTCGGGCTCACGGCTCGTTGTTGGAACGCTTGCCGTTCCAAGCGTCGAAGCTTCAGTCTCTCCCCGGTTAACAAGTGGGCTGATCTGCCCAAGCTCGTCTAGGAGGAAGAATGAGCAAGAGCACAGCAGCAGGAATCTGGAAAACGTTATCCAAGCTGAACGTGGACGAGCATACGGAGGACAGAAATGGCCTCTCGTATCTGTCGTGGGCTTGGGCATGGGGTATTATGATGGAGCATTACCCGGATATGACAGTGACTTGGCATGGGGATGGCACTCATGTCGATCACATTGTCTATCCGGGGGGAACGGCGTCGGTCGCCTGTACGGTCTCCATCGGGTCAGTCAGGCAGCATATGTGGCTTCCCGTGATGGATTACAGGCACAAGGCAATTGCGAATCCTGATGCCCGTGCGATCAGTGACGCAAAGATGCGGTGCATGGTGAAGTGCTTCGCTCTCTTTGGTCTTGGTCATTACATCTATTCTGGTGAGGACTTGCCATCTCCAGAAAAGCCACAAGCTGCACCATCTCAGGCTAAAAATAAATCTGCACCAAAGAAAAAGGCTGCCCCGGTACAGCGTGACAGCAACCACGAGTTTGCGTATGGGGAGGAACTGATCAAGTCGATCAAGGCCACAGCCAACAAGCTGAACGAATCGGGATGGGAGCCAGAGCCAGACTTCAAGAAGAGGATCAAAGCTGCCCTGTCGAGGGGTGAGGTTGACACCCTACTAGAAGTGAAGGCAGAACTAGAAGCATTTTTACCGGCAGCAGAACAACTTTCCACACCTTTCTAAGAGAACCATGAACAAAGATTACGGACCTCGCGAGCAGTTTGGACTATTCAACAACGACTACAAGAAGGGACCAAGGCATCCCGACAAGACGGGCACGTTCCGTATGTCGAGGGAGTTCCTGAAGGCCCTTGTGAGCATGGTCAAGGCGGGACATGAGCCAGAGCTTCGGCTTGCGGCGTGGGTAAACGAGAATGTCCCCGGAAAGAAAGACAACATTCGGGTGTTTCTGTCCATCAAGAACTACGACAAGGTTCTTGGCGGGGGGCAAGAGGATATGCGCTCCTACGACGAGAAGGCGGGCGCAGCAGAGGCGCAGGCATCTTTAGATGATGGAGATGATATGCCGTGGTAAACGACAAGCAGTTCTTGCTGAGACTGCCGGAAGAGATGCGTTCAGCAGTGGCAGAGGCTGCACAAAACTCTGGCTGTACACAAAGCCAATGGATTAGATTGGCAATACAGGCACAACTGGATGGCCCTGAAGAATACGATGGCCAAAGTGCAGAAATGCCTGACACGCCAGAAGCTGCAAGGAGAATTAAAAACGCTTGGTGGTTATAATGAATGACATAGACAAAGTCTTTCCAACATTGCAGCCATTCTCACCAGACAGTAAAGGGCAGAGCGGATACGCAGCCATGATCGGATGCGTGTTCATGCACTTTCTTGGGGGTGATGCTATGCCACCGAAGCGAGGGTGGGATCACTGGAAAGAGTTTTATTACTTGGAGTCTGACAAAGCAGGACTTACGGCAGCAGAAGCATCCAAGTTCCTGAATCAGGCTTGCTTGATTCTATGTGCAATGGGGGTCATTGACCCACCAGAAGAGCTTGATTCAAACGGAACCATTCACTAGGAGGAAGAATGAGTGCGACAGCGGCGTTGTTTGTCGGAATGATCCTTGGCTCACTGATGGGGGCACTGTCAGTTTCACTGGCAGTAATCGCTAGGCGCAGTGAGGAGGATTACTTCTTGGTCAAGATGAACAAAGAGCAAGCAAACCACTGGAACACTATCTCAGAGCAGACACGATCACAGCCGTAGCCAATACGGCGGGTAGAGACTGAGAGAGGCGCTTGGGGAGCGAGGGGTTAGCCTTCGCCTTCCAAGCGTCTCTTTCGTTTCTGAGCCCCTCTGAGACGGCCTCTGAGGCCTGAATCTGCATTGATTGGGTTTCGATTAGAGAGTCGGCCATGGCAACTCTTTGCCACAGAAATGAACGCTCCTCTTTCAATGCATCGATTTCTGTATTCATGGCTACGACAACAGAATCGTGGGACGCACGCAATAGTTCCAGCTCTCTGGCAATAATCTCATTGCCTGCACGCCGGAGACTATCTACGAGTTCCTCTGACCTCCTATCGTAGACGGAACTGGCACGAACCGCAGCACTCCTAGCATCCACAATGACCGTGTTGAGGCTATCGCTGCGAGATCTCAGACTATCTACTATGGCCACATAACGATCACGTACTGCGTCCAGCCTTTCATTGGCCTGAGCCAACTGTGTTTCTGCGTCGGTGGTGCGCTTTTGCAAAGCAAGCAACTCACCTGCTGGCACATAAAAAATATTCTTTATAGAAATTATAATGACAAAAAACACAAATCCTGCTATAAAATAATTTTTGAACACAATTTTAAATCTCAACTTTAAATCTGTATGCGGGGGTTCGTGCAGTTACGCCAGCGATTGTCTTTCTGTAGACCCTTGTGCTTTCAACGTCACCGGACTCGATCATGGAGCGGAGCATGAGGTTGATGATGCGAGCCGACATACCCGTCAATTCGACAAGCTCCCTGCTTGTGAAGGAATACGGGTCATCGTCAGGCTTCATCTCTTTTCTTTCTGCGATGGACCTAGAGATCTGCTCTAGGATCTCTGCCTCAGTCATTATTTGATCTCCATTTGTGTTGGCCGATCAGGCATATATAGGATGGGCTCTATCGTGTACTTGCCTTCCGTGATCGGGACGCAGACCAGACCAACATCGGCAACGCTTTCGGCTACGCGATGCACATACTCGGTAGCCAACTGCCACGCCGGTAAAGCTACTGCGCGAGTTTTTATTTTATGTATCTGACCGCTGTCTGCGAACTGATGAAAGTGGCTTCGGATCGCCAGATCAGGTGGGGTCAGGCCGTCCATCATGTAGTTGAAACAGATGTCCTGAGCGAACCACCGCATATACGGGCCTTTCGTGTGCGCCCTGCGGCCCATGCGCCCGTGGTGCTTCACATCGAAGTCCACGCCCCCGATGGTAACCTTGCGCCAGTATGAGGACATCTGGCCAGTGTCAGGGTCTCCCATGACAGGCCATCCCTGAGACTTCAGGGCGCGAGCTATGCCTTCCTCTGTATTGCCCGACTCTCCGACATGAGCGGCTGTGCCGCGAATGATGTGAATCGATTCAGGTTTTAGTGCAAGCGGGACACGCATAGACTCCAGAAAGCAAGTGATGTGGATTCCCGTGAGCCTGCTTGCAATCTGAGAAGTTCTGTGGTGGTCGCCATCAATGGCGTCACCGTTCACTACGATGTGAAGCTTGGTGTTTCGGCCCCGCAGCTTTTTAACGCGCTTCCATGCGTCGAGCCAGTTGCTCCAAAGCCATTCCTGAGACTTGTTCGGCTTGTACCACCCGCCGTCATCTAGCTCTAGACCCTCCTCTGGACACAACCCCACGGTAGAACCGCAGTGAGTGTCGCCAAGAAATACTACCAGATGATCATGGTTCTTCTTCATCATCGTCTTCTTCAATGAAGACAAGTGCCTCGCATGTCATGCAACGCCCGTCGTTGCCGACATCGCTCCCGCACCAAGGACACTCCATGTAGAGAGCTTCCATGTCCCAATTGCACATCCAACAAAAGCGGCTTCCTTCTGTATCAGAAGCGCACCGGGGGCACCGTGTCATGGTTAATCAGATGGGTTGTTTCTAAAAACTTTTTCAAAACCAGAGATGCCAAACGAGCCTAGCGTTACAATAACAAAAGAGTTGTATACAAACTCTTGAATCTCAAGCCCATATCCGAAGAGGCCGGTTCCAATGTCAATGATACCCGTTGCAATCATCATTGCAAAGGATAAAAAACCGATAATAGTTTTTTCATTCCAGCTATTATCGTCTCGAAAGATAGACCAGAGTTCTTTCATTCTTCTTCTGGGTCGGAGATAACGAGAAGGTGTACGTCCTCGCCTCTGAGAGATTCCATGTATTTCTTGTGAGCCTTCTTGGAACTCCACACGGCGAGCTTTCCATCCTCAGTCTCTCCGCGAGAGGTGCCGGGAGCGATACAGCCCTCTAGCTGCTTCGCGTAATTGGCACCGTGTACCAAGATTCTGCTCCTGTTTGGTACAACGACCTCAAAGGTCTCGTAGTTCCCGCGATGGTACCAATCCCGCTTACAAAGATATTCACCTGCTGGAATTATTTTGTCTGCGTTTTCGATACTCCACATCTCAAGGCCGTCTTCGTTGTAAAGCTTACCCCAGACGGCATCGCCCTTCTTTTTTTCGCGCTTCAGAGACCATTTAATCATCTCTTTCTCCACTGATCATGCCCCATAGTCTCTTGTTTTTCTTGACGTTGGCCACGATTTCGACAGAAAGACCCGCTATCCTTGCTCTTTCTCGCATGAGCCTGTTGTACTCAGATCTTTTTTCTGTGTCGTCGTAGAAATCAGACGCCAGAACCTCGGCCATGCGTCTGTTGATGGCCTGAATCTGATTCTTGTAGGCGTTGATCGTTGCCCTGTACGCAAACAGCGTTCTGTTGGCGTCAGTGGCTTCGTATGCGTTACGAAGATATTCGTCTCGGTTGCCCGCCTCTTCCTTGGCAGAATTCAGATCCCTGATGGCAGTGTTTAGCTGCCTGTCTAGCTCGTAGAACTCGTTCAGGACTCCCTGCCTTCTCCTCGGGTCCGTCAGGAGGCTGGCCATGACCGGCATACGGGTTACACCGTCGCCTCCCAGTGCGGCCTCAAGGCGCATGAAGTCTGCCCTGCTGCCCACCGGGGAGCGAACGTCGATCAGCTTGTCTGCTACATCGTAGAACGGTAGCTGCTGATTACGCATGAGAGCGTCAGTCATAGTGATGCCATACAGACCCATCGTACCGAAGTACTTTGTCAGCAGATACTCCATGACCATGGGCGACGAGAGGCTGTAGTCTCCCGGAAGCAATCTGGACGCAGCGCCAAGCCCGCTTTTTTCTGCTGCACGCGCAATTAATCTTGCTGTGTCGCTGGTTCCAGTTGTGTACTGGTATCGTGGGGAAAGCTGACGAGTCAGTTCCGGTACGATCTCGCCCTTGAAGAAGGCGTCCTTGTTCAACCAGAGGTCAAAGAACGGGGCAACAACCTGTGGGCTACCCAAGCTCAGGGTTCGCTGCACTGCATCTGCTGTCCCGGCCACGGCATCCTTGGCATCGTACTGCTCTAGGAAGATGCTTTCTGCAATGGTCTGTGGGATTGTTTTTGTGATCAGCCCGACTTCAAAGGGCACCGGCAGTCTCAGCCATACGTGCTTCGACCACGGGATCAGGTAGTTCTCTCTGCGAAGACGTTCGTCCAGCCCTGCGTATTCCTCGTCCTCATCGTTCATACGCATGAACAATTCATACATACCACTGAGGCCAGCGAGGGCCATGAGGCCAAAGATGTAAGCCTCTTTTTGTTTCTGGAGCATGGGCTTTGCGGCGTACTCAGATTCGGTTACGCCAAAACGCTGCGCCCCCGGCCTCCTTACGCCTGTGTCCCTGCCCTTAATTTTCCTGAATCGATCAAAAGGTCTTAGTGCCCTGTACGTGACATCAAGACCCTGCAAGCGACCGCTCGCAAACGGAATCGTGGCGAGAATAACTCTGGAAACATTGCTGGTTCCACGCTTGCCGTAATTCAGAACATCAATAGCCTGTTCAATTGCTGCTTGGTGGCTACCAGTTTTAGCCAAGACACGCTCGTAAACAGCCATGCGTGTGGCAGCTTCAGCGTTGTCCGTAATCCTGCCAAGAGCGTTCCATGTGGCCTTCACCGCATTGAACGGATTCACAAGGTCTCTGCCGCGAAGACCCATGTCATCCAAGGTCTCTCTGCCCTTGTCTACGTTGACCTTAGACCTGTAGTAATCTGGGTCGGACGTAACCATATCGATGGGCTGTCTTACTCCTAAACGCGCAGCCTGTCGGCTTGTAGCAGGGTCGAAAGCTTTTGATATGGCAGAGAAAAAGATGCCGGGGTCACCGAGAGTGATGGAGGCAGACAGGGAGTCACGGAACAGGTTCCTGATCGGGAACGCTGGCATCCTTGTGACAGTTTCTCTGAGAAGCTGAGATGTGCCGAACGTGGCATCTGATGCGAACTTGGCCACCCCTTCCGGCAGGAAGTTGCCGAAGAAATCCTGAACAGTCTTTACTGGATTGATCTGTGCCGTCATTACAGCCCTGACAACTCGCGACAGGTCTGTCTGAGCATCTTCGTCCGAAATCTTGACGATTCTTCTTTGTCCGTCTTCCTTGAAGACCAGATACTGACCCTGTAGACGGCCTTGCTTCTCTAGCTCTGCTGCATTTCTTGGCAGACTTGCTGCTTCATCTGCCAATTTCATGGATACGAGGTCGTCTGCCGTCTTCTTGGCAAGAACATTCTGAATAGACTGAGCCACAAGGCTCTGCATATTGCTATTCAGGTTTGCAATAAGCTCATGTGCGTTGACCTGAGAGCCACCCGTGAGTGTCGGATCAAGAACTGAAAGACCACTAAGGGCTCTTGAGTTCAGGACCGGAGATATTGGGTTATTAGCCTCGTCTGTATCGGTCATCAGCCCTTCATAGAAGGGCACGTACTCAAGATTAATCAGCGTCTCATAATCTTTCTGGGACAACAGGTCTGTATCTCTTGCAAGGGTCAGGTACCCCCTGTTCATAGCTTGGTACAGATCCCAGAACTTTACGATATGAGCATTATTTTCATCTGCTTCTACAGATTGAATAATGTCATCGATAAACTGAGAGTCACCAAAGTTGGTAGAAACAGTCTTACCGTCTTTGTCTGTAACCTTGACCTGCTTAGACGCATCAAGCGCCTTTTGTGTTCTATCTCTTTCGTCTCTCAGTCCTTCGAGGGATGCATCGCTAACGCCGGTTGCCCTATAACTGTCAATGGCCTGTTGCTGAGACTCAAGTAACCCTTCCAGAGATCTGATTCTCTTGGATATTCCGTACAGGTATGCTGCTTTCTGGTCTGCGTCTGTGTTTACGAGACGAATGAGTTCTTTGAACCCACCAACGTATCGCCCAAGCTTCTCGTCGTAGTACGGCGTCGATCCAAACTGGCCGTCCAAGTACGCCATCGGGCCGATACCGAACATTCCTGAAGAGAAGGCCCTAGCGTTGTCCCGCAGAGTGGCAAGAAATGCGAGAGCAGAGCCCCTTTCCCTCTCCATGAGAGGGCCCGCCTCACTGTTCCCCGCTAGAAACTGATCCAGAATTTGTAGCGGCACGGAACGATCCAATAGCATTTCCCGTGTCTTGTGAGAAGACAGGGCTTCCAGCAGCTTGCCTTTACGTTCAAAAAATGATTGGTCGGATCTGACGTATTGCTCTCCGGGCAGTTCTTTTTCGGTCGGCGTGATCCTTCTTCTCTCCGCATCTTCGACAAGACGCTTGGTGCGAGAAGAAATTCTGTGTTGCTGTAGAAAAATACCTTTGAGGGCAGGCGGCATCTTGTACGGATCTCTGCCATCGAGGGCCTTCATGCCCTCATCGGCTGCGGCCCTGTTCGCCTCGCCCTGTCCACCGCTTACAAGAAGGTCTTTCTGTGGACCCAGTACAGATCTGTTTGTGGGCGCATCGTCTCTGAACGCGGCGATCTGCTGATTGCGTAACTGTACAGCCTGAGACAGGTCTAGGTCGGGGGGTGCCTGATCAAGCATTTGTTCTCGCTGATCAAGAACTTCGTCCAAAACCTTTTTGATCTTCTCGTCTGCCTCTCTGATAAGACTCTCGGACTGCCCTTTTATACCTTTTTCTTTGTAGAGCTTACGCAGTTCGTTGAGCTGGTCTCCGGTCGCAAAGCGAAGATATTCTGAATTCTCGACGAAATTTTTATCGACAGGCGGGCGTCCACGATCCACAACTGCACCGCTGTTGATCTGGTCAAAAATCCTGAACACATCAATGATGTCTGGCTCGCTTAATACTGCACCAGAGAGACTCCTGTAAATGTCTCTCACAAGCTTTACAGGCGCGGCTATCTGCGGCTTTTTGATTACGCCAGAGGATGCGTCCTTAAGGACCATTGCTGCCGCAATATTGTCCAGAGTTGCCTCCGAAAGACCGCGACCCTCGTACTCTGCTTCCGCAAGGACGCGGTACGTGGGGCTGTCGAGGCCATATGTCTCTGTGCCCTCGGGAACCTTGGCCCTCTTCGCATAATTCGACAGCAGCTTCAGGTCGCCGTCTTTCAGGTACCGGCTTGCGATAAGACTAAGGCCAGCCTCGTTGGCAGCTTCATCGATAATGGCTTCTAACGATTTCTTATCCTTGCTGGCGGATTCAAAAGAATCAAAATCCCCCTCAAAAATTATCCGTGGGTCCAACCTAGACAGGTTGAGAATGAATCGCCCTGTCTCGTTGTTGTATATTGCATCTTTGTCAAGGATGCTTGGATTAGAGATCAAAAAAACATCACTTAACACAGATGCCCAATCATCAATACTTGAAACAAGCTCAAGTTCAACTTGGCCACTAAGACCAAGATTCCTTATTGCATTCTCAAATTGATCCTTGATCCTTTTAACTGCATTTTGAACGGTATCGTAGTGCTGTTGTTTCTGTAGCTGCAAACTATTAGTTACATCTACAGGAATAGCCTGTGCATATCTCAGTGCTAGTTGTAGTTGTTCTTGAATATCTTTGCCAAGATTACCGTTGTTTTCATTTAGAGACTCAGTGATCAGGCTAATGTTGCCTTGGACGACAGAGTTAATGAATTCGCGGTCAACCTCTTGCTGAGATTGCGGCGTCAGGTCTCTGACAACACCGTATGCCGCAATTTCTTCCCAGTATTTGTCAATAAAATCTTTGTTGTTGTCGAATATATTGTCTGGGTTTCGCTGGTTGTGGGCACTGCGAAGGATCGTGATCAGATCGTCTCGACCTTCCAATGCCTCTCTGGTCTTGGCCTCATCAATAACAGGGCCGACAGAGAATCCCTCTTCGTCAATCTCCCCCCTTTCCAGAAGCTGTAGCTCAGAAACAGCAGGACGAACATTTTCTCCATCGAACTCAATGAAGCCAGCCTCTGCCAAGCGCGTAAAGGCTTCCTCTACGCGCCCTTTGTCACCGCCCCACTCAGCCTGATCCATGTTACGCATAGCTCGCATAACGTCGGCTAGGTTTGTATTGCCTTCGGGCACAGCCGCCAAGATCTCACGGTACAGCGGATCGTTGTCTTGGATCTCTTCGGTGATGGGATCATACCCATCCATGAAATCCGACAGATACGCAGTCTGATATGCGTCGAGAGCGCCACGGCTATGGAACACGCCCCTGCGGACAAACCCATAGTTCGGTGTCATCTCTGCAAGACGGGCGTACACCAACCACTTCTGCCCAGTGCTCGCGTCTTTCCAGCTACGGGCACCCGTAAGGCTCTGTACCAGCTTCTTGAAAGCAGGGCTTTCTACACCAAGGGCAGCATCACCCGCACGGATCTTTTCGTCGCGGAGCTTTAAATTTTTTGCAGCAAGAATATCTACGATGTCTGCTTGTGTCGGCGTTCTTTTGGCATTAAGGAAGGTCTCGATTGCCGTCGCGAGTCTTTTGTTCGACGCATTGCCACCCGCATTGACCATTGGGGTGTTAGCATCTGTCAGCGTAGCTGAGAGTGATGCCATCGCCCTTGCGGCCATGCCATTACTAACAGACTCATCAATTCTATTTTTGGGATCCAAGGCCGAAATTCTTAGAATATCAATCGGGTCGAACGCTCGCTCGGCTTCAGCCAAGCGGTAATCATTCCCGATAGCCTGCAACACCTCTGTCGGTTGATCGGCCCGCGCCACACGTTCCAGCGCAATCCTACGTCCTTGAATGGCTTGGGCTCGGTCACGAATCCTTGCGACCATGCTTTTAAGCCATCTTGTGTACTGTTCAGTACTAAGTCCTACTCTTCCTGCCGCCTCTGCAATTTCTTCTGGGGTGCGTTGTTGTGTCAGGAACCTATTGAGATTTTCCGTCCTGATTACGTCTTGCGCCAACCTTTTTGTTCTTTGTGCAAGATTTGCGCGATTTCTAATTGCACTTCTTTCTGCACTTTGCCCTTCTGTTGCCTGTGTAGCATCAAGCATGGCAATGTCATTTGCCGCTTGTTGTATTTCTCGCTCAAGTCGAGATACTTCAGTTGTGCCATCTTCGTATGTGCTAAAAGTGTAGTCTACGATTGCACCGAGATCGCCACTGCTGATAAGGTTTCTGTCAGACAGCCTCTGTGGAACTAACTGGCCTTCTGCGTTCCTTTCAGGGGCCAAGATCCCGAAGTTTGATTTTGCATCTACACCGGCAGCAGACTGACCTGTCAATGAGTTTTGTATTGCTGCGCGAACATCAAGATTGGAGTCTAGGTCCGCGGCTTGCGCGCTGCGGATAGCCTCGTCATAAGCAGCCGAAAAGACGCCAAAGTTTTCTCTGAGTGCAGTCAGGGCCTGCTGAAGCCCAATGGTCCTTCTGTTCTGATATTCTCTGGCGAACTGTGCCCCAGCAGTGTCTCCCCCTTCCTCCAGACTGCTTGCTAATGCTTCCGCGTTGGATGACATCTCCGCAATGAGATTACTCAGTGCGTTTGCATTAAATCTTCTGGCATTAGCCAGAAATTGATTGTTGTAGCCCTGCTTCCCCTCCGTAAGTCTTCTTACGATTTGGTTAGCTTGCTCTTCGTCAAGATTGAGGTTCTGGGCCAACTGTTGATATTCAGGAAGAAAGAATTCTTTCTGAAGAGCCCTGCTTACAGCAAGGAATGATGCTTGCCTTTCAGCCTCGCTCTCCCCACTGCGGTCCATGAATGAACCGCTGCCACCCACACGACCACCGAGAGATGCGACGATGGCGTTAGAAATTAATCCTACGCCAGCACCAACTTTTGCGTCTTCTGATGCGGCGTAAAAAATATTGTCGAGCGCATTTTCATCGTACAGGCCACGGGCCGTTGCTGCCTGACCGACATACGCCAAGCCCTCCTGCAATCCCTCCGTTGCCGCACCACCGAGGGATTCCCCAACGATCTGAGAGAAGGAACGCTTAGTCTTCCCCGCACGCCTGATCCTTGATGCTAGTCTGGCCGGGAGGATTGATTCTGCAAGGCCCAGAGCGGCACCAGCACCGTGAGCGACTGTTTCCTTGTACCAAGGTATGTCCGCACGGGTGGCCTCCTCGTAGTCCCTGATCCTGCGTGCAGCTTCAGAAATACCGAGGCCGACACCGGCACCAATAGCAAGGGGCGCACCGACGACAGGGACAAAAGCCAAGGCTGTGAGTCCCCCTGCCTGCCCCAGACCACGCGCCAACTGGCTTGTATACAGGCTCGCCGCTTCCGGGTCAGAGGCAGCCATGTAGATCTCTTCTGCCCTGCGTAGATCCCTTTCCAGCTTTGTGTCCCCGCCGGGGGTTAGCACAG